AAGGCGTTGAATTTCCAGACACTCAATCAGCAAGTGGAGATGCAAACATATTAGATGATTATGAAGAAGGCGACTGGACACCAGTTCTTTCAGATGGTAGTAATAATGCAACATCTGCGGCTAATACAGAAGGCACATATACAAAAATTGGAAGGCAAGTAACAGTAGTTGGAAGAATTGCAACAAGCAGTTTAGGTTCTGTATCTGGTGGAATACAAATAAACGGACTTCCATTTACAGCTGGAAACGATGATAAATATAAATCTGTAGGAAATATTGGACTCGGTTTAAATCTTAATGTGACTGCTGGGTACAATATTGATGGATATATAGCCGCCAATAGTTCGTCTTTATTTCTTTATATCAATGATGTGGCTACTGGAGGCTCTGCTATGACAGGAGCAGAATGGTCAGCAGATGGTCATGCAATAATTCAAGCAACATACTTTGTATAATGGATATTATACTGGAAATAACAAGGAGTTAAAATGGCTTTAGAAAAGAAAATAACATACGATTATGAGGTTCGTGGAGAATATAAATGCATTCAACAACGAACAAAAACTGCTATTTTGGAAGATGGTAAAGAAATATCATTTTCATACCATAGAACATCATTTATGCCAGATGCAGATGTAAGTGGTGAATCTGATGAGGTCAAAGCATTGGCTGATACATTATGGACAGATGCAGTTAAAAAAGCGTATGAAGATAGCAAAGGATAAATAATGAAATGGTCTAAATACAGCACATTAAAAACTGCAAAGAAGGTTGCATTTGAAAAGGTTGCTGAAGTAAAAGATAGTGATGACAATGTTTTAAAAGAAGCTCATGTTGTCTTAGCTCAGAAACGATTTGATAGCGAAACTGGCGAAGCCTTAGATGATTCGAAACAAGAATGGTCTTTATCTGGATTAGAAATAGAAAAGGCTCGTTATGATAGAGAGATAGCAAGGGCAAAAGCAGAAAGTGATGAACTAGCAAAAGCAATAGAAGATTTTAAAAAACTTTAATTAACTAACAAGGAAATACAATGGCTAAAAACAAAAAAGAAAAGCCTGAGACATTTACTTATGAAGATAAAGAATATGTTGTTCAGGATATGAAAGAAGAAGAGCAAGTGTGCTACTTTCACGTTAGAGACTTGCAAAACAAGTTAAATACAAATGCCTTTACTGGTGACCAGTTACGAGTTGCTCAAGATGCTTTTGTAAAAAAACTAACAGACTCTTTGAAAGCTGAACCTGAAGAAGTTGAGGCTGAAGTAGAGTAATGATTGTAAGATATGCCCATGATAATGATGTGGTGATTCACCTTAATAATAAAAAAGGGATGAGCAAAAAAGTAAAGTTGGCTGATGGAACTTTTATCACATTAACATACCCAGGTAGTAAAAGATATTTTCTTAGAAATGGTGAGTCTATAATTAAAAAAAGTGACAGTTTTAAAACCATTGAAGAAGCGTATGTGAAGGAGTGTGTAAAATTAAAAGACTCTGATGATCATGGGCGTATTGATATTGTAAAACATAAAATAGTAAATAATAAAGTGGAGGCAAGATGAAAAGCCCATTAACAAAATTAGTTAGTTGGCAAATAGAAACAGGGCAGCTTGATGGTTGGACAGCTTATCATTTAGCAGCAGGGGCATTTTTATGTAAAATATTTCAATGGCTTGATTTTAGTGATTTGTGGTGTGTTTTGGGTGTGCTTATAGTTGGTATAGCTTGGGAGGTTTTTGAGTGGATAATAGAGAATTATGAGCCATATAGGACTAAAACTAGATGGGCATATAATACAATGGCTGATATAGTAGTAGAAACAGCTATTGCGTGGTGGATGGTATTATGAAAATAAAAGTAAAAAGAAAATATGAAACTAATACAAGTTATGATATTCCTGTTAATTATATTTATACTAGCAGGGTGTGATTCTGGCTGGTCTGTATGTGGTTGGGAAGTTAAGTGAGTGAAAAACCTAAAACAGCACGAAGTTACAGAGGCGCAGTAGTTGATGATAACGCTATTATATCAATTAACATTAAATGGTTACTTCAATCAGCCGTTGTTATTGCTGGGCTTGTGTACTCATATTATTCAGTTATTCAAAGGATCACAGAATTAGAAAAAGGAATGCTGGATGCCAATAATACAATTACAGAATTAGTTGAAAAACACATATTAGAAGAGCAAGAAAGGTTTGCTGAAATGGAAGAAGAATTAAAATGGTACGAAAAAGCACTTGGTAAAAAGAAGAAGAAATAATGTCTTTTATGGAAATATATGGCGAAGCAGGGATGATTGGGGTAGTCGGTGCGATGTTTGTTTATCTAGTTGTTCAAATGTCAAACAAGGCTGCACAGCAACAAGAAACATTAGAAAATTTAAAAATTGAAAATAAAGGTCAAAGTGAAACACTTGAAAACATGGAAGGAATGGTAATCAAATTAATTAACAGGTGGAACCAATCCGATGATAAACTAGATAGAAAATTTGATGCTATGACAAAAGAAATAAACGACCTGGATAATCAAATATCAGAAGTAAAAGGTTCTTTGTCTAGAATAAATGGAAGGCATTGATGGCTAAAGACCCTAGATTAAAAAGATTTGGTTTAAGTGGTTATAATAAACCTAAAAGAACACCAAGTCATCCTAGTAAATCCCATGTTGTTCTTGCAAGGTACAAGAAAGGTGGTAGAACACTTACTAAGTTGATAAGGTTTGGTCAGCAAGGTGTAAGAGGTGCAGGAAAGAACCCAAGAACAAAAGCATCTAGGGCAAGAAGGGCAGCTTTTAAAGCTCGTCATGCTAAGAACATAGCCAAAGGTCGCAGTAGTGCTGCCTATTGGGCAAATAAGGTGAAGTGGTAATGGCAAAAAAAGTTAGTTGGATGTATGGTGGCAAAAGGTATTATGGAACTTTGATCAGGGAGACTAAAAAATACAAGTATGCTAGAACATCAAGTGGTAAAACAAAAAAAATAATTAAGAAAAAAAGATGATGGATTATATTGGCAACTCAAAACATGATAATGTAGATAATTATAGAGGTGAGATTAGGGAAAGACTTGCAAAAATTGAGACTATTCTTCAAAGAGAATTACCAGACATTAAAGAGCAATTAAAGATTTCTAATGGTAGAACAAGGTCACTTGAAAATTGGAGAAATTACATTCTTGGTGGTATGGCAATAATTACTTTTTTATTAACAACTATAAAATAAGGAAATACTATGGACATTAAATCAATGCTAGTTAGACTGGCTGAAGAACAAGCTGAAAAAATGCAGGAAGAAGCAGTTAGACATCTAGGTTCTGAAGAGATGACTGAAAAAATTGCATCTGCAATAAATAAGCGTATTGACATCCCATTTGTATCTGAAGATAAAGAACAAGTGTTTTTTGAAAAGGTGGTAGATGTAGTAACAGATGTGCTTGAGGGTGTTTTTAAGGGTAAATAATGATTGACTCATTACAGATGCTTACTGTTATAAAGGACACTCTCACAAAGATGGGTTCTAAGTATGCAAGCCAAGATGCTCAAATGTTGGTATTCAGAACAGGGTTAGTAGAGTCTAAATACAAATATATAATGCAGAAAGGTGGAAATAATATTGCTAGAGGTTTTTGGCAATGCGAGCCCTGGGTAGCGGTCTCTTTATGCAATGATTATTTAAAATACAGAAAAGACTTATTAAAAAGAGTTGCTGAAATATGTCATTTAGATTGGAGTTATTTCACAAGCCCAGACGAAGATAAATGGAGAGAAGTATTAACAACAAACCTTATTGCTGGAATTGTAGTATGTAGATTGCATTATTGGAGAGTTCCAAAGAAGATGCCTACTGCATTAGATGATCAAGCAGCATATTGGAAACAATGGTATAACACATCAAAGGGTGCTGGAACTCCAGAACACTTTATTGAGATTGTAGCAAAATATGGTTGAAGGTAGTGTCCAAGATGTTGATGGAAATATTATTGGCTGTAAATACTGTGGAAGTAGGACAATTAGAAAATTTGGTTTTCTTTACAGGGCAAATAGCAAAAGGCAACAATGGATGTGCGACAGTTGTGGGAAAAGAACTGTGAACCCTACTATCTTAGAAAAGTCTGAATTTGTAAAACAAGAAATTGATCCTGATTACATACCTATTGATGAGCTAATTGAACATAGGAAAAAAAAATATTCTTTTAAAATAAAGGGTAAAGAAGCAAAACGATTAGTTAATATAGATATAAAAACAAATGGTGCAATAGGAATATGCCATTTTGGTGACCCCCACATAGATGATGATGGTACAGATATTGCAGAAATCTACTCTCTTTGCAACCTTATAAATAAAACAGATGGTATGTTTGCTGGTAATCTTGGAGATGTTCAGAACAATTGGATAGGTAGGTTATCTTTCTTGTATGGACAACAATCCACAACTGCCAAAGAATCTTGGAGGCTTACAGAGCATTTTGTTAATAGTGTTAATTGGCTGTATTTAGTGGCAGGGAATCATGATGTGTGGTCAGGTGATGGTGACCCTCTTGATTTTATAATGAGAGGGCATCAAGGGGTTTATGATAAATGGGGTGCAAGATTGAATTTGAAATTTCCTAACAAAAGAAATATTAGAATTAATGCTAGGCATACTTTTAAGGGCTATTCAATGTGGAATACTGCACATGGGGTAGCTAAAGCAGCTCAGATGGGTTGGAAAGACCATGTTTTAACTTGTGGACACATTCATGTTTCTGGGTATCAAGTTTTAAAAGACCCTGCTTCTGGGTTAATTTCTCATGCCTTGCAAGTTGCAAGTTTTAAGATCTTAGATGGATATGCAGATAAATTAGGACTAGATGATAAAAACATTTTTAATGCACCAGTTACAATTATTGACCCTAAATATGGGGATGATGATAACAGGCTTATTACAACAATTTTTAATCCATATGAAGCAGCAGAATATTTGACATGGAAAAGATCACGGAAATAAATACTAAAGATTGTGATAAAAATGCTTTTGAGCTTATTATGAAGTGTAAAGAGGTTGCAAAGCATATTGACCTGTCAAATATTATCCTAGATAATACAAGCATTGATGAAAAAGAAATGTTGATATATTTAGTAGAAGGCATAAGAAGCCTAGATTTAGAAATAATTGAATATGAACCTTATATACCAGAGGCAAGAGCATGAGTACATACCATGAAAGCTATTGTGATACAACTACAGACCTACTATTTGTTGAGCCATATTTAGGGGAATATGACCATAAAAGAGTTTTAGCAAGTAATTTTATAACTACAGATACAACTAACCTATATCAGCTATTGAACACAGGCTATGTTGAACAGCTATATAAAGATGGAGTTGAAATGAGTGCTGTAACTGACACACCTAATGCTGATAATGAATACAATTACAGTAGCAGTACAGATTCTTTTCAATTTTTTCTAGCATCTTCTTCTGTATCTGCCTTAAATAGTTCAGTATTTGAAGCTAGTAGAGATTGGGAAACACTTAAAACTGAAGCAGTAAAGAGAGCAAGTGATTTTATTAGAAATTATCTACCCTTCCCCATATACCCAAATAAAGGAGTTGGAACTGCTGATGCTGTAGGGAACGATTATCCTGAAATGATAGTAAGAAGCACAGCAGTTATGGCAGTTGAATCCCTTGTAAGACCTTATGACTCAGAAAAAGCTGACTTAATAAAATCTCAAGCAATGAATGAAGAAGGAACAGGTTGGCTTGATATGTTAAGAAAAGGTGAGGTCAGTCTTTATAGTAGTGAATCAGAGCAAAAATATAAAGGTATCTTATCCCCTGTTACTGTCAATGCCAATACAACAGGGGGTGTAGTAGATGTAAAAGGAAAAGCTAGTACACAATGGGATCTTATAAAGATATTAATTGCTAATGGTGGAACGATAACAGCAGGGAGTGAAAACACATCAGTCACTTATTCTACATTCACCAGAAATGAAAAAGGTTTAAAATTAAATCAAGACACAAATGCTGAGATCATTGATTGTGGTTGGCAATCTGTGGGACATAATATGTGGGTAAGGTTTGCCCCAGGACTATATACCACCAATGATGAATGGCAATTAGAGGTAAGTGGAGTATTAGACCAGTCTTTTACTAGCATTAAAACAATAGCAACAAGTAGATATTAATGGCAATTACTTATTCAAATACAATCTATGATGATATTATGGAAACATTAGCAACATTAATTAATGATGAATTTTCTATTGCTGTTTATTATGATGAGCATAAACCCCCTCAGTCTTTTATGCTAACGCCAAGCTCTGATGAGTTAGTTGTAAATTTATCATCTGGTACACATAGAGAGTATAATGTAGAGGTTAATTATCAATTAAAGATTGGCGGTCAATATACGAAAAACAATATGAAACAAGTCAGTAACACAATGGAAAGACTTAAAAGGTTGGTGCATAACAATTCATCTTATTCAAGTGGGGCGACTTGGTTTGATGCAAACATTTCTAGTATTGAATATGAAAGAGATGAAGATGATCAAACACTTTTAAGAGGGATAGGAATATTTAATTGTCAAAATATAGAGGTGATCTAATGAAAGTAAAAGCAAGGCAAAACAAATTTCACAGGGTAAATCCAAATGGAGTACTTTGTGACAAGGCTTCACTAAATAAACTCAGGGACGGTGAAGTAGTTGAAATACCTGAAGATGCCGCAAACGAACTGCTCAATATGGGCTTCGCAGTAAAGGCTAAAAACAAGAAACAAAATAAGGAGGCTAAATAATGGCTGACACAAGAGTACTCCCTGTAAGTGGTATTAAATACGGCTTAAAAGCTGAGACATCTTTCGGGGTAGGTTTAGATTCAAGCGGTGCTGATGGTACTGCATATTTAACACAACCAGTAGTCCAGGTTCAAAAACCCACATTCAACATCCTTAGGGAATCAAGGTTGTTAAGTGGTAGGGGTAGCGTAAAAAACGCAGCCGATACAGTTGTAAACACAAGAGGCGGTACGATTACAATGCCTTTTGATATGCTTGCAACTCCCAGAACACTTGCACAGCACGCATTGCTGGTTGGGCAAGAAAGCGCAACATCTGGAAGCACAGTTCATGAAATGGAAATAGACGGCTCAAGTAATGCAGATTCTATTGGCGGAACAATATCAAGCGGTATTCCACATTCATGCAACCTGGCTTATTATCCAGCCGCAGGCGAAGGTATTAAGGTTGCTGGAGTAGTATGCTCAGACTTAACTATTGCTGGAGATGTTGGTGCGAATAATGGGATGGTTTCTATTAGCGGAAATTATTTTAGCGGTTTTTCTGCACCACTAAGCACATCAACTGTTCTAGAACAAACATTTGATGGGACTTGGGTAGCTGCTGAAACAACTTATTACAATGTCTTAGATGCTGATACAAGAACATTAGATGTTGAAGGTAATGCAACTCAAACATTTATCATGAAGGCTTTTTCTTTTAATATCGCAAATGGTGTTAATAGAGTTGGCTTTGATACAAATGGAAACGCTGAAGCTTATGTATTCCCAGAATACGCAGTAACAGGCAGCTTGACTATTAAATACGATAGTGAATTTGACTATGGTGAAGATAATAATGTTATTCAAGACTTTCTTGATGGCGATACATTAAGCCTTGCAATTAAAATCGGTGACGGCACAGTAAGTTCGGAAGGTGAAATGAACATTACGGCAGAAATTCAATATACAGGCGATCCAGGTCAAGACCTTAGTGAAAGTGGTGTATTCCATACGCTTGAATTTGAATGTGTTCAAAATGGTTCTACTGAAGCATTTAAGCTAGAATCATTTAAGAACGAAGCTGTAACAGCCTGGTAATTAACTAAAAGGGAGAACAATGGTAGTAGATACAAAGCATGGAGAGTTTGAAGTTAATGATATCACACGCAAAGAACGCAGGAAACATTATAAAAAAGTAAAAGAAGTATTCGCTGAGCAAGATCAAGCAAAGTTGCATGAACTAGCAGATGAATTTACTTTGTTGGCTTTTGGAGATGATAAAACTGCTGATGATAAATTAAAAGGCTTAACTGCCCTAGAAGAAGATGAAGTTCTTACTGCGATTATCATTGCTTATATGGGCATAGACCAGGGAAACTCTACTGGCGATTGAGGTGTGCAGTATGGTTCAGTCAATTAGGGTTTACGAATAATGATAATTTTGTATTCCCCTACACAGCTCGGTCGCCTGTCAGTAATAAAAAGAAACTATTTAAAAATGAAAAAGATGTTTTAGAAGAAATAGAAAAAGTAATTAGCCAGGAAGGGACTAGGAAATTTGGCGTTGGTCAAACATTATATTATGAAATGCCTTTTTTTACAACTCCTAGCCTGGTCATAAATAATTGGTGTTGGGAAATGATACAAGATTATAAACTTGTCACAAAATATAATATTCCACTAGGTGCTAGTCTAGAATCATTATCTGTATTTAAGGTTGATTGTTTTTCTATTATTGAACACGAAATAGAGAACATTAATAATCATCGGAAAGAACATGGCTAAAAATGTCGTAATAAAAATAACTCAGAAAGGTGCAAAGAAAACTGGGGCAGCATTAAAGAAGGTAGGCGGTGCAGTAACCTTTCTAGGGAAAGCGTCAGCAGTATCAGGAGCTGGAATTGCAGCATTATCTACAAAATTAGCTGGTGATTTTCAAAAAAGCCTGTTAGAAATATCTACCTTGATGGATGATATGCCTGTTGAGGTATTGAATATAAAATTAAGAAAAATGTCAAATGAATTAAGGAGTGTTTCAGCTTCTTCTGGTTTGGCTCTTGATTCATTAAGTAAGGCAAGATATGACATTGTTTCCGCTGGGTTTAGTGAAGCAGCAGATTCAGCAGCGGTTTTAGATGCTAGTGCAAGGTTAGCAGTTGGAGGGGTAACAAGTGCCGCAGAAGCTGCGGACTTATTAACAACCTCACTAAACGCTTTAGGTTTAGATGCAGATAATGTGAATCAGGTTTCAGATGAATTATTCATGACTGTTAAGCTTGGTAAAACAACAATGACAGAGCTTGCTGCAAGCATGGGGCAAGTGTTGCCATTTGCAAAAGGTATGGGAATGGATTTGAAGGGTGTTGGTGCTTCTATGGCTACTCTTACAGCTTCAGGGATTTCTACTGCACAAGCAACTACATCATTAAGATCAGCAATGCAAGCCCTGCAAAGCCCAACTGAATCATCAAAAACATTAATGCAAGATATGGGCATTGAAATAAAAAGGTTTGATGATGGAACAGTAGACCTTGTTTCTACTGTAGAACAATTTAAAGGTATTGATCCAGACACAATGAGGAAATTAATACCTAGTGTTGAAGGTATTCTAGCTATACAAACAATGGCTCAAAACTTTACAACACTACAAACAAATGTAGATAAATTTGCAAATAAATCTGCGGGGGCTTCTGAAACAGCATTTAAGAAAATGACTAATTCGTTTAATACACAAATGTCAATGCTGAAGAACCACATGGCTAACATCATGATCACCATTGGGGATATTATTATAGATTCAATCAGCCCAAAAGTTAAAGAAGCAAACAGTATGCTCCAGCAGTTAGGCGATATTGGATGGGATCATATTGGTGCAACTGTTTCCGAAAACATTGGTTCAATCATGAGCATGGTAAATGTGATGGCAACATCCATCATGAATATCTTAGATGCCCACATGGCTGTTCTAGGTTTAAAAATTAAAAAGACGATAAAAGAATTAATTCCTGGTTCTAATTTGTTTGGCACAATAGATGATATGAATGCACAGATTAAAATCCTTACTGAATCTGCTGCTTTTGCTACAGAAGCAAATATGAATATTATGAAAAATGCGTTTAATTCTACTTTCACATTTGTTAAAGAACAAGCTCAAGAATCTGCAAATGCTCAAGCTGAAGCAGACCAGAAAATTTTAGATTCCAATATCCAACTCAATGAAGGTTTAAGGGGTAATCGGGAATCAGACCTAGAAAACTTTACTGAAATAGAAACACAAAGGGCAGAGGTTGAAAGAGATTTATTAACGACTAGGGAATTGGCACAAAAACAATATTTTAATAAAGTTGCAGAGCAAGTTAAAGAATTAAAATTGTTAGGGGTAGACCATACTAAGGCAGAACAGCATGGGACAAAATTGAGAACCCAATTCATGTCTCAAGAGATAGGTGCAAAAGCAAACCAAGCTTCATCTTTTTTAGCCCTTGCAACACAAGCATCTGCACAAAATAAATCAGCAGCAATGAGGACTAAAATGCTGGCGAAAGGGGAAGCTGTTGTAAAAACATTTGAAGCAGCGAATAAAACTTTCGCTCAATTTGGTGGGTATCCTATGGGTATTATCCCTGCGGCTTTAGCCGTCGCAATCGGAATGGAAAATGTTCGTCAAATAGATGCACAGCAGTTCGCATCTGGTGGTATCGTACAGGGGGTTAATACAGGTCAGGGGGATACAGTTCCAGCTATGCTTACACCTGGGGAATTGATTTTAAACCAGGCACAGCAAAATAATTTAGCTGGTGGAATGGGGCTTACAATTAATTTCAATGGTGCAATCACGAATGATGAATATGTTAAAGATTTTATTATTCCAGAAATAGAAAAAACCATTAGCCAGAATCTTGCATAATGGCACTAACGCTACCAGCTTCCTTTAGTAGCCATTCAACGAAAAGGAATTGGCTGTTCCAATTACATTATGATGATGAATCAAATTTTACTGGGGTTGGATTTTACGATACAGTTGTAGAGTCAATTAACTATTATGGGGCGGTATTAAACAAGCCTAGCATTAGAGAGTCTATTGACCTTAAAAACAGTAAATCCAAGACAGGGAATGTTTCCCTTACCCTTGCGAATTTTAAATACCTAGCAGATGATTTTTCAGCAGAGGTATTTGGGGGTTCCAGGGATTATATAAATAGGAAGGTTAAAATATATATTCAGCCTAATGATGTTACAGGCATCAGTGATTGTTTACTAATATATACAGGAAAGCTTACTAATATTTCACATAACCAAGAAAAAATAAAGCTTTCTATAAATGCACAGAAGCCCTGGGATGGCGTTGAAATACCACAGGTAAAAACAGATAAAAATAATTATTACCCTATTGCTTATGGGGATTATAC